GACTAAACGTAAACAGTCCATTACTCGAATCTTTGAGAACGACCTGTCTGCAATCATCCTCCATCTTGAGAAAGAGAAGAAGGGTGAGCCAGAGTTGTTCACTTTTAATGATAACAATTTCCCTGAACTATTCAAGCTATACCTTGGACACTATGTTACTATTGAGACTCTCTCCATTCTCAACAAATTCAATTCCTTCTTACCACCTTGGAGGCAAAATGCAAACTTGATTTGGGACGAAGAATGTCGGAGAATAGAGAAGGTAAAGGGATTCGTTAAATTTGATGAGTCTAAAGTGGCTCCCGTTTACCAAAAGTTTTTAGAAGATTTAAGCGAGTTAAAGCATGGGACGCACATACAGGAAAGATAATTCTTGGGAAGACGAGAGCCGCAAGCAACGTGGCTACAGTCATAAAAAAAGTAAAAAAAGTTTTAGTACCTCTGGTATGAAAGTACTAAATAACTATGTTGAGGATGAAGTCGATCACACAGACTTTGACCAAGACGAAAAACAAAATCATACTTCACATACTAACCATACGACATAAGGAACATACATATGGATATTCAAGCACTTCGCAAAATGCGCAATCAAGACTTCTCCAAAATCTCTGGAGAATTTGATAAAATGTCTAACCCCGAATCTGCGGGTAACAAATCATACAAAGACGACCGTGTCTGGAAACTAGAACCAGATAAAGCAGGTAACGCAACTGCCGTTATTCGCTTCCTTCCTCGCACAGAAGGTGATGAACTTCCTTGGGTTCGTGTCTTTAATCATTCCTTCCAAGGTCCAACAGGCAAGTGGTACATCGAAAACTCCCTAACAACTTTGGGTGAGAACGATCCAGTGGGCGAACTGAATTCACGTTTGTGGAACAGTGGCTCAGAAGCCAACAAAGAAATTGCACGTAAGCAAAAGCGCAAGCTGACTTACATCGCAAACGTGCTCATCATCTCAGATCCAAAGCATCCAGAGAACGAAGGACAAGTCCGCTTGTTTAAGTTTGGTAAGAAAATCTTTGACAAGATTATGGATAAAGCCAAGCCAACGTTCGAGGACGAGAAGCCAGTCAACGTGTTTGACTTGTGGGACGGTGCAGACTTTAAATTGCGCATGCGCAAGGTTGATGGTTATTCTAACTACGACCAGTCTATGTTCTCTGAGCCATCCGAATTGCACGGTGGTGATGAAGACAAATTGCTAGAAGTTGTTTCTAAGCAGCACAAGTTGTCTGAGTTCTTGGACAAGAAAAACTTCAAGTCTTATGACGACCTGTCTAAGAAGTTGAATGATGTGTTGAGCGAGACTGCTGCAGCACCTCGTGCTTCTGCCGCTAAGATGGCTGATGACTTGGATGACTACACACCACCAACTCGCAATGTGGCATCTGCATCTGCACCAAAGATGTCAGAGAAGCCAGCACCTGCGCCAGCAGCTAGCGCTGATGAAGATGACGATATGATGGGTTACTTCCAGAAGATCGCAAACGAGCAGTAAAATACTCGGCATAAAAAAAGCCCTCTTCGGAGGGCTTTTTGTTTTCCATGGAACCTTATGCACGTCTTCGAACGTAGTCGTTGATTGGGTTTTCTGAGTTTCTTGGTGTTGGTGCCGAGATGGCAGTTGTAGACTTTTGGTTAGATGAGTTGCTAGTGTTATTGACAACCGTAGTCACGTTAGATGCTGGAGCATTCTTACCAGCCTCAACTGCCTTGGAATCAGAACCAACTTTATCTGCCAACTTTGGTGTATCACCAGCTGCTGTTGAACTTAACTTACCTGATGATTCTACAGCACCGAGTTTCTTAGTATCAGTTGCAGGTTCTACTTGTTTTGCAGTGGAACCACTTTCCCCACCTGACGCAGAACTACTTTCAGACTTGAATGGATACCATGGACCAAACTTTTTACCGAGAACGCTAAAGCTAGGAATCTCAAAGTTCTTGAATCCATCAAACATAGACATGATGCCTGAACCTATCTTCTCAAAGAAATTGCTGATAGGTTGAATCAAATATTCATCAATAGCACCACCGACCCAGTCCGCCACTTCTCCAAGCACTTTAGCGTCGATCAAACCGAACGTTAAGAAGTCTAGGAAACCACCAAGACCTGCAATCAATGCTTCAGTGATTGAACCAGTTTCCATAAATGCATTGAAGCCATCCATGATACCGTTGACCAAAGCACCAACGATTGCCAATGGAGCCAATACCTTAGTGAATACTTTTAGTAGAGTCTTAGGGTTGAATAGAAACTTGAATGCACTGGATAGACCAGACATTAGCATTCCACCGAAGCTAGTTAGAGCACCCATCAAGCTATCGATAATACCTGCGATAAACTTCTTTGGACCACCTAAGAATTTGTCCATGAGACCGCCGATGCCAGCCTTCTCATCTTTCTTTTCACCACCTTCGCCACCAGCACCACGAGTATTCTCTTCAATCTTAGACAACAACTCAGTTTGAGATGCCATTAGTCTGGCGTTTTCAACTTCATCTTCGCTGGTGCCTGCACCTGCAGCCATACCAGAATCTTTGTCACCCTTCTTGCTGCCGATAGCAAACACATTAGAGCCACCAGCCTTTTCTACTCGTGGCTTACCATTACCAGCAATACCCTCACGGAATCTTGAGTCTGATTTAGCTAAGTCAGCTTCTAAGCCAGCTTGGTTCTCAGCAAATGTAGTACCAGCAATTTTTTTATCGCTGAACCCACGTTCTTTAAGACCAGCCATTTCCTTTTGGTTTTGTTGAATGGCGCCAATCTTAGCGTTTGCTGGATCGAACTGCTTCTCGAAAATCTTTGCTGCCTTCTTCTCGCCATATAGTTTGACGGTATTATTTCGGTCAGTATTCAGTCTGTCTTTAACGAACTGCTGTCTGGCTTCACGTTTCTCAAGAGCAGCGTCAGCAATACCACCAAGGAAACCTGTGCTACCCTTTTTGACGATACCAGTCTTGTCCAAGAACCCACGCAACGTGAATAGAGATTTAAAATCATCCATACGTTCTTTGACAGCACCACCTGCACCTTTGTAGTGCTTAACACCAGATGCTTTATCACCAACTACGCCAGAAGTACCACCCTGAGTCTTAGTCTGTTCCTTGATAGCAGCAATCAAACTCTTCATTGAAGAATTCAAAACTTCCGTGGAAGTTAAATTCTTCTTTTCGACTTCTAGCGAGTCCTTTGCAACTTTCTCAGCCATACCTTCGTTATGGGTTTGTGCTGATACGCTGCCACCCATCTTGGCTTTATAGTCTGCTAATTTTATTACTGCTGCCTTTGTCATCGGTTAGCCTGTTCTTTCTGTCTTTGTTTTTCTTCTTCTAGATACTGGATCAACAACGCCACATAAACTTCTCGCTCGAATGGAAGCATATCCTCAATATCACTAAGCGCATATTTGTGATATTGCATCAGAGCAAAGTTCATCTTGTAATAGTTCGACAAGTCCTCATGACAAAGGTTAATTAAAAAAAACTGTCAAGCCCTTTCACAAGCACTGACTGTTCTTTTGCACAGATTGGACATCTGTAGTCTAAGCGTTTTTCCAGAGACGGCATTGTCTCGAAGAAGTTCTGAATCTTCTTGAACTGGTCTTGGGTAAGACTATCAAGAAACTCGTTCATCTCTTCTTTTGTGTATTCTTTAGCGTAGTGAATCTCTTCACCAGCGTAGATAGTGTCAATAGACTTCACCACAACTTCAAACACTGCTTGTACATCATCAGTGCTTAGGTTCTCTAGTTCTTTAACTAGGTCTAGTGAAGGATACTTCATGATCACACCAACGTCATCGTACAACTTGATGTTACGAGTATGACCCTCTGGCGTCTCAACTATCAACTGAGTCAAGTCGACTGTGACTTTAACTTTAGCCTTCTCATCCTCGCATGTATCGCAACGTAGGATAAGGTCAACGGTTTCACCAACAGACTTCGCTCTAATCTGAGAGAAGATATATTCTAGGTCAAACATTGCAAGTTCTTCCAGTTCAATTTTCTCTTGAACGCAATGGGAGATTAGAGACTTCAACGTATCCAACATGATAGTCGAGTCTTCGCTTTGCTGAGCAATCAACAATGCTTTCTGTTCTTTCACCAAGAACGGACGGTACTTAATCGTCTTACCAGACGATGGGACTTTGAGTGTATATACTGCGGTTTTCTGAATAGGTAGTGCCATTGTGTTATCCTTTATGCATATCTTTAATTAGTTTATTCAAGTCAGCGGTAGTTCCAACGAACAGATTGTTGTTAACAGTCTTAGACAGGCTAGAGTCTTTCTTCGTTGTACCTTCAATTTTCTGCTTCTGGTTATGTAAGTCCAACAACTGTTGGTTCACGTCAGCCATTTGCTTCATCAAGTTACCTACTACTTCAAATGCTCTTGGGTGCTCAGATGCTTGAGCCACGAGTAGTGCTTGCTCGAGAGCTTTCTGTCCTGTGACAAGAAGTGCTCTTAAATTCTCTCTGGTGTGAGTGAAGTCATCGCCCACAATATCGTCAGATACGGGTGTGATGACTTCGCCAGTAGATGCATCAATCACTTCACTTGCGATCTGAGTTACAGCTGGTGTATCAAAGACCTCGGATAATGTATCATTAATTCTCATTAGTCGTTCCTAGTGTTTCTTGTTGGTGGATCGCCTGGTTCCAACTCTGGTGCTGGTTCTGCTGCGATTGGTTTTGGCATTGGTCTTGCGACTGGTGTTGCAACTGCGGTTTGCATTGGGGCTGCTGCTGGCGCAGAAATGCTAGGTGCTGAAGGGTTGCTTGGTGTAGCGGAAATTCCACCATTGTTTGCTCCTGCGATCTTTTCTTGTGTACGACCCATAGCTGCGATACCTAGTACTGCACCCATAGCGATGTGGAACAGACCAGCACCTTGTAGGGTTAGTGGGTTCCATTGAACTAATGTCTGGTGTTGAACTGTCTGGATCAACGACCATAGAATTGGGAAGAGAACCATGTCGAAGAAACAAACGACCATGTACATCCAACCCATCATTGGACGCCACTTAGCGTTCATCCAATCTTCTTTTTTCTTTTCGCTTTCGCTTTTAACTTCTTCTGCCATCTTATTCTCCCTGTTGTTATTATTATCTGAATAGTCCACCGAGGTATGAACCCACAGCGTCTTTGGCTTTTTGTTTTACTGCACCCACTTGTGCATTTAGTTGGTTCGGTAGATTTTGTATAGCATTCAACTGCCCTTGGAATCCATTAAAGTCGTTTAAGAAATCCTGAGGGATTCCAAAACCACTTGCTTGGAAATAGTTGCCAAACAGGTTGGCTGTATCCAATGCTTCGAAAGTATCGCCACCAGCTACCACTGGAGGATTGATGATGTTTGCCAATGCAGATTCGCTTGCTGCAGCTTCACCTGCCACTGCTCTCCAGTATTTAAATTGCATAGTTACTTGCAACTTCATGACGTCCTTAGATCCATAGTCCATCTCAATGGCACTAACTGTTTTCGGATAACATTCAAGTAGAGCTACTGCATAAGTGCGTTTGTCTTCTACGTTGTGCACCCAAATCTCTATTGGCTTGACGTATTCGTTATAGTATCCACCTGCTCTTG